GTGCTTCCAATGGATAGGCATGAGGGGTGTTTTATTTAGTTGTCCGCGCCGAAGGGGCAGCGGGACGGTTCACCATCCACCGGGGAATCCAATCCGGTGTACAATCGCCGTTTTGATGCCACGGACGCGGGCAGTTAATCAGATCAGATCGCCGGAAGCAGCCAGCTTCGCCTCGATGTCAAGGCGGTACGCAGGATCATTCCGATAGCGAGGGTCAGAGATGGCACGGGCAAGTTCGGCTTGTGAACGGAATCCTTTGACGGAGTTACGAACGTTCTTACCAGAAACCTGTTGACCTTCAAAGCCAACAGTATCTTTGTAACGTTGATTCAGAGCCTGAACCGCAAAGAAGATGGCGTCCTTGTTACCGCTGTTGACAACGTTATCATAGGCAGCCACCTCTTCGGGTTTCAGGTTCTCAGCAGCCCAAGCCAGGGTCTGTTTGTATGCTTCATCGCCTCCAACGGATTTGACAATAGCATCAGCATCAGCATCACTGAGGGCCTGCTGAACTGGAGTAACATTCTTTTGAAGCTCAAGATAGGCTTCAATCAGTTGCTCCGAGGGAAGTTCCTTCAGCTTTTGAAGCGTGTCAGCATTCAACTGCTTAGAGTTATTGAACCACTCAGCCGAAGCATCCTTCAGGAGCTGAGCAGTTTCTGACACCCCATCATCGCTGGAGTCTTCTGTTTCTTGGGAGTCATCACTCTCGGTTTGTTCATCCGAAGGCGATTCTTCTGTATCCTTCTGACCTAGCTTCTTTTGAAGTTCCAGGTATGCCTTTTCAAGGTCCTCTGCTGATTTGAATTTACCAGCATAGTTGAGTTCTGCTTCTGAGTCCCTACGAGCTTTGTCATAGGTCTCATTGCGAATCTCTTCTTCCTCGTCTTGAAGCCTACTGCCAAGCTCAAGAAGTCTTGCTTCTTCTGCTTCCCTAGCCTCCGTATCAGCTGGATCGGTGGGGTCAAAGGTGATTTCAGGCATTGGTAATGATTAGTGGATAACAAGGGTGACTTGGCCAAGACCAGGAACCACAATCTTATTTTGTGATACCCGAGCAATGTCGGTCTTGACCTTGGGGCGTCCAGCTGATTTACGACGGGTAGTTAGTTCGGTCGTATCATCATCCGAGATTTCATAGTCCTCAGGGTTGAGGCCCTGGAGGTCCGACTCTTGGAGTTTGCTGGCTTGCGCCGATGAAGTTTCTGACGGCATCTGTTGCTTCAGGGTTCTTAGAAGGATCAAGGAGTGGGGCCTTAGCAAGATCACCCACTTGGTTGAGCATGGTTTGATTGACCATCTGCTGTTGAGCTTGTTGCTTCTCAGCAACCATCTCTTCTGCGGTCTTAACCAGCTTAATGGTATCAATGCCTTGGGCAGCAGCGAGACGCTTGATGGCTTCTTCAGGGTTAATGAATTTGGCCATCATCTCGGGGCCCAATGCCTGCGAAATGGTTTGAAGGAAGATGATCAGTGATTCCCGATCCTGACCACGGCCGATGCCTTCGACACCAGCAATGACAGTTGGGAACACAACACCCTTCGGTAGCTTAGGCAGATCGCCCGAGCGTTGAAGGATGAAGAGCTTACGTTGAAGGTAGGGCCTCAGCAGTTCAGTAGTCAGGGTACCATAGATTCCCCCGAGCTGCTCATTGAGTTCCTGTTGGGTGGCTCTGATCTCTTCAGCAGTAGTGCGTTCGCTCTGCCTTACGGTAAGGATGAGGAACGCTTCACTCAGCCGTTGATTGAGCTGGGTGATCATCTGGTAAGCAGTAGCAAAGTCTGCCTGCTTCTGGACCTGTACGGCTGTTACGTCGTCGGCCCGCCCTTGGATGATCGCCCCATTTCCGGCCTTTGCCAGAGTAGAAGGCTTAACGGTAGCAGAAGGAGATACCAGAAAGACCACCTTAGCAGCAGCAGCGGAACCTTCCACCATTGCTTGCATAAGCCCTTCAAGGGACTTAAGGTCTCCAAGGTATTCTTCGATTCGTCCACGGCCATAGTCTTCACCATCAACAACGTTGAAGCGGAGGGGAAGCCAGGGGGTTGTAGTCTTAGGAGATTTGCCCTCTGATTGAGGAACAACTTCTCCATCAACCTCTTGCCTCCAACGCCACTGTCCATCCATGAGTTTACCCCATGTATACACAGCAGCTTCGTCTTCTCCTACGGTCACATCAATGTTAGGAATACTGGTATTATCTCCAGTATGATTGACTGTGGTTGGAGATTGTCTAAATTGTTCAGGAAGGAACTGTCGATTGATTGATTCAACAGTAACGATCTCGGTAGGCTGACCCTCTCCATCACGGACGACCACAAAGCGGTCAAGAGGATAAAGCTTGATACCACTCGACCCCATGTAGACCAGGACATTCCCGGTTACAATCAGATGCTTCATTGCCTGGTGGAGGACCACACGATCCTGTGATTCGGCAATGTGCTGCATGATGACCCGCTCCATTTTGGAGAGGCTCAAGTCGATCTCTGATTTGATCTTAGCATCAAGATTTGGGTCCGAGGCGATCTTGCCATCATTGATCTGAAGCTTGAAGAACGTAGCCGTTACAGGGAACAGGCTAAGCATCAGCTTCGAGGCCATGACGTTGACGCCCTTAGCTCCGATTGACTGCCAAGGAGTGGGAAGCTTTTGCCCATTGATAACCCCAGTAGGGGTCAGCAGGTAGGGCAGGGAAAGCTCCGCACACTCACGGGCAGTGTCAAGAAAGATCGTTCTGTCGCTCGCTAATCTAGCATAACGAGATGCGGCAGATTGATTTTCCATTACTTAGGAATGTTGAGACCAGTAGCAGCAGAACCACCGCTGGACTGAGTGGAAGGGGTAACAGACAGCTGAGGCATCCGCAAACGGGCCGTACCACTGGCTGCTTGACGAGCTGCCGAACGGGTCGAGGCGGCGCTACGAATGGTAGCAACACGCTCACCAGCAGAAGCAGGAGTCAGGGAAACAGGCGGCGGTGGAGCCGGAGCCGGGGGCTCAGGAGCTGGAGGAACAGGAGGAAGGGGAGGCGGCGGTGGAGCCGCTGGAGGCGACGCGAGGCACATGATTAAATCTTTCCTTTGAGGTAGCGAATAACAGCGACGGCCCCTGCTTGAAAGGCCATCTGTCTTTCCGAAATGTTGTACTCCGGATAGGCATCTGGGTACATCTTATCAAGTTCTTCAATAAGCTTAACCAGATCTACCTTTCCCCCTATCACTCTGGATAGAGGGAGTTCTTCGGTTTCAAGGTAGTCATTAGCCATATTGAGGCAGGTCAGTGTTGGCAGCCTCAAAGAACGCAGGCATCCGAGCACGCTGGGTATCGGACAGGCCAGGAGCCTTACCACGTTCGTAAAGGGAATCGGATTGCTTCAGCCAGAAGTCCTTGTCTAGATACTTGTTCTCAGACGAGGACAGGCCATCCACTACCCATCCCACAGTCGCTCTGCGTAGTCGATTGAGGCTTGGTGTGGACTTGAGGCCCAGCTCGGAGCAGACCATCGAGTGGACGGCGACGTGAGTTTGCTCGTCTCTGCTGATGTCGGCTGCTGTGGTGCGGATGCCGATGTCTCCGTTGAATCGGAAGAAGGGAAGGATGACGAAGAAGACACTGCGTTCAAGAATCGCTGCCTTTAGGATAGGGTGTTCTGGGGCATCAAGCCAAGCCTTAAGGATATGTTTGGCCTCGGCTTCTGCTTTGTTGTCGGTACCGTGAGCAGCCACCACATAGTTAAGGGCTTGGTCGTGGCGCTCTTCATCCAGTTGATTACTCTTGAGGGCCTCCACAACACCGGCAGTCGCTGGCAGTTCCTTTTCCAGACCTTGCTGGAGGAACTCGCGGACCGGTAGCTCCAGGTGGCGAAGGCCGAGGGCGCGACGAATCGATTCCTCAGAACCCTCAACCAGCTTACCAGCTTGAACAGCTACGGGGGTCCACTTACGTTTACGGGCAATGACTTGGGCATAGGGGGACAGGGTATTCATTCTCCGCAGGGGATACAGGGCTCATCGATTGGTTTAACTTTAGGACAACCACAATCAGGATCCACATCCTCCTCAAAGGAGAAGAGTTCCTTGTAGTCATCATCCAGGGCAGCCAGGGCATCATCCTTGGCTTGGGTATCAGGCATTACCTGAAGGGCGTAATAGAGGGAAGTCTGTGGTGAGGTGAGCCACTCCTGAAGGAACTGTTCGTCATAGGTGACGACATCGCTCCAGCTGTTAAAGGAGTAGCCGTGGAACAAGAAGGTGTTTCTAAACAGACGGACAATACCATCAGCAACCCGCTTGTAGTCCTGCCAGCCTACCTCCGAAGCAATCTCGCAATCGGGCGGGTAATCATACGACTGAACCCCAAACGTCCCTGAGTCACGATCAATGTGGCGGCTAATAGGAGGAGCCAACTCTGGAGTGGTAGTATAGCCCCGAAGATCGATATTGCTGTAACTACAAGAAGCGGTAGGGGCAATAGCAAACGCCCTATCCATTTTAGCCTGACGGGCCAACTGTGCTGCCGTGTCAATCGCTGTTGCAAGCTCAGTGACAAGGACTTCGGCTCTAGAACCGGTGAGACGACGTGTGAAGTAAGCATCGAGGGCTTTACCAAACTCTTTGTAGGTTACCTTATGATAGGCCAAGAAGTTTGCCAGCCCCAGAACACCCAGGCCAACTTGACGGTCTACTTCAGGGGCAAGGTATTCCCCAGTTTCTCCAACACCAGTCTGTCCGTGAAGAGCAATCAGAGAACTCATGCCCTCCACAAAGGCAGGTACGAGATCATCTACCGTACAAGCACCGAGATTGACATGCTGTAGAAGACAAGTGCCACGACTAGGTAGATAAACTTCAAGGCAGACATTTCCATAAATACGCTTTCCGTTACTGTCAAAGCGGATCTGGTTTAGCCAGATGTCGCCCTTCTTAATTCCATCAAGGGTGGCAGCAATCAGTTCTGGAGAAGCAACATCAAGAAAGTTCTTGTCAACATTCAAGCATCGCTTTACCCATGCCAGATCCGAACGACTGGCACGAATGAAATCAATAGCATCGGGATGAGTATAGTCAAGATGACAAACAACAGCTCCGTTTTTGTAGACTCCACCGCGCCTGAGGGTTTCATTAAGAGCAGAGTAGATGCGAGCAAAAGAAACAGGGCCAGACGCAGTAAGACCGCGACCATTCTCAGCCCCGAGAGGACGGAGTTTAGAAAGGTGGACAGCAACTCCAGCACCATTGCGAAGGGCGTGTGAGACGAAGCGCCAGGAGGCTTCAATGCCCTCCGGTCCTTCCATGCTGTCCTCAACGACAAACACGGTGCAACTGACGGGAAGGCGAGATTCCGGATTGTCGATCCACGATTGAACGCGACCGGTCCGGGCGATAGTGTTGGGGAGGTCTCCCAGGTCAGCGTAGCTGGTCATACGAGGTCGTCAAGAATAGGTGGTTGATAGTTAGGCCCCTTCATCACTTTACCATCTGCTCGACGTAGGGGCTTCCCATCGACCAGTTTGCTCATGTTTGATTCGAACACCCGTCGCATTGCGGTGTCCAGGTCCCAGCCACGAGCAGCTGCGTATTGGTAGCAGACGAACACGAGGTCTGCCAGCTCTTTTAATTGATCAACCTTTGAGCCACTTAACTCGTCTTCATACTCAACCCGAAGCTCGTTGTATTCTTCGATGATGAGTCCAAATTGAAGTTCGTGGACATTCTCATCCGGTGTGTTAAGCGGCTGATCCATCGCCTCGCGGAAGGTGATGGCCTGCTGGAGCAACGATGGGGACATGTCAAGTAAATGTGGCGAGCTTTTTGTTCAAGTAAACAATGGCTTTTTCCAGATCATCCTTTGCGGACTCTCCAGGTTTATGGCCAGCTCTGGCAATGTACTTAACAGCATTCCCTAAAAAGAAATCTAGCTCTTGAGATTCAATAAAATCCCACGGCTCAATCTTTCCCCTTCGGTAATGGCTGGGGTTTGTTTTCGAAGAATTCACGGTAGGCTGGGTTGTTTCGGATTCGCCAGAGGCAGTACTCGTTCCAGAGTCGGCCCACGGGTCCTCGGTGGACCATTGCTTGTCGGTCAAGCCACAGTCGGACTCCAAGAACTCTTTTATTGACTTGTAGTGCGATGGTGGTGCGGAGATGTTGTACCTGTAGGTCCACATAATGAAAAAGGTTTCGATCCAGAATGTAGAGAACAATAAGGACTAGAGAGATCTCTAGCCAAATGAGGGGGTCCATAGAATGGGTTCCTTCGTGGTTGAGTTGTATTCGCCCGGACGAAGGATCCGTGCCAAGCGAGCGTTGAGTAGGGCATCTTCCTCGGCAAGGCCTGCCTTTTCGTAGGCAGCTACGATAGCCTCCCACGGATCGGTGGCCTTGTCAAGGATCTTCTTGGCCCCTACGGAACCAACACCCGGAACGCCCTTGTAGCCATCAACGGGGTCGCCTGTTAAGCATTGGGTCCAGAACCAGTGATCGGCCTCTTCTGGGGTCACGTTGACCTCATCCTCGCCGTTAAAGAGGCGGCAGGAGATTTGCTTCATGTCTTTGTCCGGACTGACCAGAACAAAGTCAGAAGGATCAAGGTGACACTCCAGACCAAGAGCATCGTCGGCTTCCAGATTAGGGTAACGAACAGTTTTGTAATGCTTAGCACACCACTCCAGCAGGCGTTTGTAGCCAACTGGTTTGCGCTTGGTTCTCTTACCCTTGTAGTCCGCAGAGATAGTCTTACGGAAGTTCTTGGTGTCGGAGAAGTAAAGGGTGATGTGGTCGCTATCAAATCTTTTTCGGAGATTGTTAAGCTCACCCTCAAAGATCTCCAGCACTACTTGAAAGTTGCTGGCAATGGTGATGAGGTCATCGCCCCAGTCCAACTCTATCTCAGCTGATTGGCAGGCTCGATAGGCAAAGAAGTCAGCATCAACCCGAAGGTGGGTATCAGTGACAGTCTGCCCACGAAGCTCCTTCTTTTGCTTCTGACGCGAGGGGAACTCGGAGTTTGTAGTATTCCCCCGCCTGGACGATCGACCATTCGAGTTGGAACTTGGCATCATTAACTAGGTGTGGTTGAACAGCAAGCTGTATTTCATCGTGGATCCAGCCAAGCCATTGATAGTCAATGTCCCAACGGTATCCTAATTGTTCCAGTTGTTGGTAAGCAATAGCATTCCACCGCTTGCAAACAATGGCACCAGCTGATTGTAGAAGGTAGTTGAGGGCTGCGTGCTTCTTTCCTTGGAGACGGATAGGACGACCATCTAATCCCTTGAGGACATCAGATTCAGCTCGCTTACTAACCGCCTTAAGTAGTTGATCAAGGCCAGGAATAGCTTCAAGAAACTTCTTACGAATGTCTTTACCAAGCGCAGCAGCTTTCTTCTCATCGAGGGACTTATCCAGAGATACTCCGATCTTGCGATCAGATGCGCCGTAGATAAATGCATAGGTCAGTGTTTTGACATCCTTTCTGGAGCAACCAACTCGATCAGCATTCTGTTGATGAATGTCTCCATTAACAACAACATCTGCGAAGGCACCTCCGTCATAAAAAGCAAGGTAGTGGCCAAGCATACGCAGCTCAAGTCCAGAAGCATCAGCACCAACCTGACGCATACCTTTGCCAGGGCCAAACAACTCGCGGCAACGAGGATCAGAGGAAGTTTGACCAAGGTTAGGACGACTGTGGGCATTCCGTCCTGTGTTCGTGGCCAGTTGGCAGGTATGGTGTATGCGACCATCCTTGGTAACCATCTTAAGCCACGCATTGGCTCCGTCACTGAGTTGACCCAGAGCTTTTTGAAGTTCCAAGATCCGTCCAAATGTATCGGCCTCCATTGTTCCGATGGATTGTAGAATGCCTTCATCGATTTTGGGGCGTCCGGTGTCGGTGAATACCTCAGGCTTCCAACCCCTCCAGGTCATGAAGGCCCAGCCGATGTGATCTCTGCTGGTTGGGTTGAACTCCTTCAGCTTTGTAAATGGTGCGTCCTTGATGTACCCCCGTGTCGCGTTGGGACGCTTAGGAGTCATCTGCCCACCATCCACATACGGGAAGGTGGCACGCATCTGATCGGCCAGCTGGTCCATTTCTGTTCTGAGAACGGACTCTAGTTGCTGTGCCTTCTTCACATCAAAGGGCCATCCAGAGGTTTCCTGCTTGGCCATGATCGCTGCAACATCATGCTCAAGTTGAATGGAATCTTCGAACTTGTTCAGCTTATCCGAGAACAGCTGAAACAAAGTCATACAAACGTGAACATCCTGCTCGCAATAGTCTTCCATCTCCTTTGACCACTCTGACCAGTCCGTCGTCTTTGCGAACTGACCTTTGTAATCACCAAGACGGTAGCCCCATGCCTCCAGGGAATGTCTACCAAACAACTTGCTTGGCATTCCAATGGGCTTCTTGCGGAAGTCCCGAGATAGGATGTCTGGAAAGAACATCCGGCTCATAATCAAGGTGTCATAGATCCTTGCTTTGGGTTCAAAGAATGGGTAAAGACTTTGAATCACGGGAATGTCAAACCCAACAATGTTGTGGCCGACAAGCTCTTCCGCGCACTCCAGGAGGGTAACACCGGTGGTAACAGACTCGGCTGATCCACTGTCGTTGTATCGTAAGACCTGTCCACTGTCCAGATCCTTGGTAACAATACAGTGAATACGATCTAAGCCTTGCCGTGGTAGCCCATTGGTTTCAATGTCAAACAGCAGCCTCATGACCACTGTCCTGGATGTTCGGCGTCGAGGGCTGCTTGGGTGTGAGCGTCAGGCTTACCACATTCGTTACAGAAGTAGCCTTGCGGATATTCCTCAGAGTAGAAAAAGGAATCAGAGCCGCAGGAACAAAGATCATTAGAAGTCAGAATAGTCATCGGGAACGTTTGGTTTGGACTTAGTCAGTTCGACAACATCGGACTCAATCATTCTACCAGTGTTGCCATCAAAGCTGACGGCTCCAGCTGGACCAGTCTTGCCATTGAAGCGATTCTTCAGCACACGAATGTTGGAAGTACTGTCGCCTGCTGATAGGTTACGTTCAAGAGCAATGACCATGTCAGAAAGTTGCACGATGCTGTGGCTGCCACGAAGGTGACCGAGGCTAACCTGTGCCCCGTCCTCGTGGCCCTTGTCGTTCTGTGGTCGCTTGAGGTGGCTGATCAGAATCATGCCAATGCCAGTCTCCTCCACAAAGGAACGGAGCTTGGTCATGGTCAGGTCAATCAGCTTTCTTTCATCGTGCGACTCATTGCCACTCATTAAGATGGAAAGGTGATCGAGGATGATCCACCCAACCTCTTTGGCGAGGGCCATGAATCGACAGTCGGAAAGAATTGCATCAGGGTCCACAGAACCAAAACCATCTCGCAGATAAACCCTACCGGTACCGAGCGAGGCTTCGAATGCCGCCTTGAGATCATCTGTTGGAAGTTCATTGTTGAGGTGAAGTGGTCGGTTGGCCTTGACGGACATCAAGCGAAGAGCAGTCCGTTGAAGACTCTCCTCAAGGGCAATATAGCCCACACTCTGGTCCTGGTCAACCAACTTCTGAGCTACCTCTCCACAGAATGTGGATTTACCAACACCGGATCCGGCGGTAACGGTAACCAGCTCGCCTCTGCGAAGTCCTCCGGTGATGGAGTTGAGAGCAGAGAAAGGCCAGTCAGCGTCTCGACCATGAAGGGGACGAGTGGCCAGATCGAAAAGTTCACGCCCATCAATGACGGTCTTTGGTGAGTAAGATTTCTTGTTCCATAGCGCCTGTCTGATTGCGTCGTTGTCCTTGGCAATCAAAGCCTCGTTGGCATCCTTGTAGGGGCTGGTTCTGGCAATGAAGAGCCGATCGTGTGGAAAGAGACTCGCACAGTCTTGTGCTGCTTGGATTCCAGCGTCGTCATTGTCAAAGAGGAGGATGATCTCCTCAAACCCCAGAAGCCACTTCAGCTGGTGCTGG